CGTGTTCAAAGCACTGCAGCCAGCGATTAGGTTTACAAAAGAAGAGTGCCTTGACCTACCAGACATGGTGTACGTCAAGCGCACGGTTGAGATGACTAGGCAGCAGAAGAAATACTACAAGCAGCTTAAAGATACTATGGTCATGCAGGCCGCTGGGGAACAGATAACCGCAGCCAACGCCGCCGTAAACATGAATAAGTTACTACAGATCTCAAGCGGTGCAGTGTATACCGATGATGGTGACTCTTTAGAGTTTGACATCAAGCATCGTTACAAAGTTCTTCGTGAGGTAATAGACGAGTCAACCAAGAAAGTCTTGGTGTTCGTGCCGTTTAAGCACGTTATAGACATACTGACCGACAAACTTATAAACGACGGTATACCTACTGAGATCATTAGAGGAGATGTAAGCGCCTCTAAACGCACAGATATATTCAAACGATTTCAAACCAATGCCGCCCCACAAGTGTTGGTGATACAACCCGCTGCAGCAGCCCACGGGGTCACACTGACTGCGGCGAATACAGTGGTATGGTGGGGGCCGACAAGCTCGTTAGAAACTTACGCGCAAGCTAATGCTCGCGTGCATCGCTCTGGGCAGGATCACAAATGTACGGTGGTGCAGTTGCAAGGTTCCTTTGCAGAGCGGCGTGTGTACTCATTACTAGATAATAGAATTGACGATCACACAAAAATGATAGATTTATACAAGGAAATACTTGATTAGATAGCTGCTTACAATTAAAGTGTACTGCTAGGTAATTGGAGAACCTAAATGCAATCAAACAGCGTGGATACAGATAAGCTGATAAAGGTTTATCTGAAGATCAGGGACAAGCGTGCTGAGCTTAAATCTGATTTTGATACAGAAGACAGCAAACTCAGTGAGCAGCAGGATCTCATCAAAGACGAAATGATGAAGCATCTTGACGCAACCAAAGCTAAGAACGTGTCAACCGACACAGGCACCTTCTATAAAACTACCAAGACCGTGTACCAGACTAATAACTGGGAGGAAATGCGTGAGTTCATTATAGAAGAGCAAGTGCCAGAGTTCTTACAGCAGCGGCTCCACCAAAAAGCTATCAAAGAATGGCTGGAGGAGAACCCTGAGAAACTGCCCAAAGGTTTGAATGCAAACACCGAGTACACAATAAACGTGAGGAAAAAGAAGTGACCGAGCAAGTAAACCTAGTAGACATTGACGAGGTAGCAAAGCAGCTAAAGGTGTCTGTAAGCACCGTGCGTTCGTGGCTACGAGCTAACCTCATACCCGAAAACACTTACATACACGTAGGTAAGACATATCGTTTTGATCTTGACCGTGTTATCTCTGCTCTTATGAACACAGATTTCAAAGAGACCAACGATGTTATAGAGAATGTGGCTGTAAGTGCTTTGGCAAACGAGCTTGCTGAAGATATGAAAAAGCGTGTCAAAGAGGAACGAAACTTCTTTGGAGCACGGGAGATGGACGAAGACCTGTAGTATGAGTTTTAAGAAGATCAGCATACGGGACGGTAAGTTCCGTAAGGTAGTAGACGGTAAAGAGTTAGAGATAGACTCTGATGTTTTAGATGTCGTGATCGTAAATGCCGCAGGCATGTCACGCATGTTTTACTCAGGGGAGTATGACCCTAACCGTGCAGCTAGCCCTAGTTGCTGGTCATCAAACACACAGGCACCTGATCCAGATGTTCCAGCAGAAACTAAGCAGTCATCACGCTGCATAGATTGTGAGCAGAACATACGGGGGTCAGGAGGAGGCGGTTCAAGAGCTTGTAAGTTCTTACAGAGGATCGCCATAACTATTGTAGAGGACAATCTATATGACGTGTTTCAGCTACAACTACCAGCAACAAGTTTGTTTGGTGAGGCTGAGCGCGGCTGGATGTCGATGCAGGACTATGTAAAACACCTAGTTAAGCACGACACGTCTGCTACAACCGTAGTGACTAGGATCTGTTTTGAACAGACAAGTTACGCACCAAGGCTACGTTTTAGACCCATAAGGGTGTTAGACGAGGCCGAACTTAAGATTGCTATGGAGCTTGAGAAACACCCCGATACATTGAAAGCGATTACCTTTAGTGCCCCACCAGTGTGGAGCAATGCAGCATCGCCGTTCGATGAGGTGGAGGGGTTTACCGTGAGCGAAATAGCATAAATACAGATGTTTAGGAGAACATAAGAATGGCTGATACAGCAACACACTTGTTGAAAGGCGTCGAGGCGTTATACCCAAGGATCGACAAGACCTACCGATGGGACAACGCTAAAAACAAAAGCGTACCGTGCGACGCTACAGAGAAAGGCGCAGAGTTCTCGCTTAGCTTTGTGATGAGCACCGATCAGGCTAAAGGTCTGTGGTCTGCTATGAAAGATGCGTATGAAACTAAACGCGCTGATGGCAACAGCAGTTGGCCTGACACGTTTGACCGTCCTTTCAAGAAGGATGAAAACGGTAACTGGACACATAAATCCAGAACTGAGGGTGCCTACAACGGTGAGGCTAGCAGACCGCCATCACAGGTGGATGCGAAGAGAGCACCATTGCCAAGTGGGTTCATGTTAACCGGCGGTAGCACGATCAATGTGCAGGTGTCTCTACACCCGTATTTCGTAGACGGTACAGCAGGGGTTAAGCTCCGACCAAGGGCAGTGCAGGTGCTCAAGTATGTGCCCATGCAGGCTAGAGATCCGTTTGAGGAAGAAGAGGGCTTTACCATTGAAGGTGGTGATGGCGGTGCATTCGCTGTCGAAGCAACACCGGAACCTGTGGCTGCTACTCCCGCAGAAGACGATTGGGAAGAAGATGTTCCAGTGAAAGAACCTAAGAAGATGGTTAAGAAGTCCGCAGCTCCCAAGGAGGAGAAAGAATCAGTCACTGCTGTGATTGATGAGTGGGATGACTAAAACTCCATAACTACCATCGTGGCTAGAGCAATCGAAGAGGGTGTACCGACGCCCCTGCCACGGTGTCTTTCGGTTATGAGTAACAGTCATGAACACCAAGGAATTTTTAAGCAGGGTGCTCAGTGATACAGGTAACTACTGTGTATTCGCTAACCACCTAGCAAACGACCAAAGAAAACAGATGTTCTACACGTCGCTAGATGATGTGGTGGACACTGCTACTGATCTTGATGGGCAGGGATACGACGTTTATTTCGCACTAGCTACGTTTTCTGAAGCTGGGTCACGTCGTGTCAACAATACGCTGTCGTTCAAGGCGTTCTTCTTAGATTTAGACTGTGGGCCTAGCAAAGACTTCACGACAAAAGAAGAAGCAATAGCCGAACTACGTAGGTTTTCTAAAGAACTTAAGCTGCCTAAACCCCTAATGGTTAACTCAGGGCGTGGGATACACGTTTACTGGGCTTTAGAGGAGGCAGTGCCTACAGACGATTGGCTACCTGTAGCAAACCAACTAAAAGCTCAGTGCGCACAACTTAACTTCTTAGCAGATCCTGCCGTTACTGCTGATGCAGCAAGAGTTCTGCGTGTGATAGGTACGCACAATCACAAGACTGATCCACCTAGCAAGGTGGAGATATACGGGGTAGAACCCCCACCACTTGTAGACTTTGATACGTTCGCAGAACTGCTGGGTAAGAATCCACTGCCTGTACCTCAACGCAATACACGTAATCCAACTAACGCTGTCATGCAGGCGTTGATGGGCAACAGTGAAAACAAGTTTGGGGCGATAGTAAACAAGATAAAAATAGGTTCTGGCTGTAAGCAGTTAGAAACAATCATAAACGATCAAGATAATTGCTCTGAGCCTATGTGGAGAGCAGGGCTATCTATAGCTAAGTTTTGTTCAGACTCAGAAAAAGCAGCGCACTTTATATCTAGGGGGCACGAAGGGTACACGCCAGAAGACACAGCGTACAAAATGGATTTGATAAAAGGCCCATATCAGTGCATTAAGTTTGACGAGTTCAACCCAAAGGTATGCCGAAAGTGTCCGTATTGGGGCAAGATAAAGTCCCCTATAGTGCTAGGCAGGCACATAATAGAGGCATCTGAAGAAGACAACATAGTAGAAACGGTATCGGCTTCATTACCAAACGCACCAACTAAAACATATGTGATACCGGAATACCCAAGACCATACTTTCGTGGGGCAAACGGCGGTATATATGTAAGAGCAAGTGGCCCAGACGGTGAGCCAGAAGATAAACTTATTTACCACAATGACATATATGTGGTTAAGCGCGTGCATGACCCCGAACTTGGTGAGTCAGTGGTTATGTGCCTACACTTACCGAAGGACGGCATGCGTGAATTTACGTTACCCCTGACTGCTGTTACTTCACGGGAAGAGTTCCGTAAAAACATGAGCGCTCAAGGTGTAGCTATAAAGAGGATGGATGAGCTTATGGATTACACGACTACGTGGGTAAATGAGCTACAGGCTAAGTCTGTTGCAGAAACTGCTCACCGGCAATTTGGTTGGACAGGTGATGATATGAAGTCATTTGTATTAGGCAACCAAGAGATATTTGGTGACCGCATAGACTTCAATCCTCCTGCGTCAAATACCATTACCATGTTCCCCGCATTTGAATCTAAGGGCACGTTAGAAGATTGGAAAGAAACAATAGCCTTCTTAGATCAAGACGGGCAGGAGGCGTATCAGTACGTCTTAGGTGCATCATTCGGCTCTATATTGATGAAACTTATGCCTGTGGCTTGCTCCATGCTTCACCTACATAGTGATGATTCTGGGCTTGGTAAAACAACTGCACAGTTTGCAGGGCTAGGTGTGTGGGGTAATCCAGAAGAACTTATACTTAGTAAGGAAGACAAATACTTAGCTAAGATGAATAGGGCTGAGATCTATAACAACCTACCGTTCTTTATGGACGAGGTTACAAACATGAAGCCTAGCGATCTTAGTGATATGGCGTATCAACTATATGGCGGTAAGCAGCGGCGTAGGTTGACTAGCAGTGCGAACATAGAGCGTTTCAATGGGTATGCGTGGAGCTTTATGACTGTATCCAGTGCGAACACCAGCCTGATAGAAAAGATAATGATGGACAAGCAAGCGCCGAAAGCAGAAGCACAGCGTATACTTGAGTACAAAGTTAGCAAGCATTATAAGAGCGCAAACACCAAAGAAACTACCGATGCATTTGCCCTAGCCCTACAGAACAATTATGG